CACATCAAACGGAATTGCCGCGCCGTCATCCGTAGTGCCCTCAAGCAGGTACAACCCGGTCGAGTTCGCCCCGTAGTAGCTGTTTTTGTAGCGCACCACATGAGTGAACGGAAAGTTCGTGTAGCGGGTTGTTTCGTCGCTGGCGTTGGGGTCTGCGTGATTCAGGTTCACCGCGTAAGCTTCGTATGTCGCCGTGATTGTGGCTGACACATACGAATCGAGAGAGAACGACGGTATCGAAAAGTCAGCAGTTATCCCGGCACATGGGACTATCGCTGGAAGTGTAAAGACAATTGACCCGTAGCTTGTGGCAGTTCCAGCGCAGTCTAGTGTTACCGCCGGTATGGTTACGTCGAGCGAAACAACACCGCCTGATGTGACGCTAGCCTCAACAGTCATCGACGAGAAGGCTATGTCAACGTATGCGCCAAAGTCCGCCTCAGAAGTGATACGCGGTAGCTCAAAATCAGCAGAGACGGTGTATGGCGAACCAAGCCCGCCAGAGTCTAAATCTATTGTCGGCAGCGACACGTCCACTGTTATCAGTGCCGTCCCGGTCATACTGAAGTCAAGCGCGATAGGCGACAAAGATGCGCTTAGCTGTGCGCCGGAATTCGACTCGAACAGAAGGCTCGGGACTGAAAACGATAAGTCGTTTTCACCTGTGCTGTTGTGGCCCGTTATGTCTGTGTCGATGCTCGGCAGGGTGGAATCAAGGGACAGAACACCAACCCCGCCTATGATGCTCGGGAGAGTGAAATTTACTTCAGAGCCTAGGTATATCTCAGTCTGAATCTTCGGTATCGTAAAGTCGAGCGTCGCTACCTCGGTAACAGTCGAAACTGAAATGCTTCCTAACTTACTGTAACCACCAATAACAACAGAGACCTCGTTGAGGCCGGTGGCGTTAAGGAAAGGGTGTTCGACTGTCCATGTAAATCCAAATATGGACAGTTCTTGAAATCCATCTTGTATTCTGAGTACGCCAGTGTATTCAGTAGATGGTCCTATTAGCTCAGTGATGACATCTGAACCCTCGTTGTTTATATCAATGTACCACGTCATCGTACTGGTGTAACTATTCCAGTATCCGTAGAAACGGACGCTGGTTTGAATCCCACCACACTGAACGTATATGACAACTCCGCCGTGGTTCAGGTTGTTTATGTTCCCGAGGTTTGGCGGTGTCTTTATGACAAACGTCAAATCTATGGGGGGAACGATGCCGTAGTCAGTACCGCTTATGCCTGTCTTGCAGACATTTATTGTGTTGGTTGTAGTCGGGGAATGGACAACCAAATACCCGCCGTCCACATCAGGTAGTGGCGACGAGTCGCTATTCACCCACTTAACACCAGCCTGTAGTGGTACGTCCGGGTCTCTGTTCAGCACGGTGGCTGTTGAGCCCGTGAAGTCATCACTAAATACTACCGTGGTCATTTATTACGCCTTGCTACTTAAGAACATGAGTGTTCACGTTGGTGGAACCGCTGGTTCAGAATAGACCCCAGAAGCGCCAATGAACGTGTACTGAACGCGAGGGTGTTCTAGTCCGGGATAATCCTGCTCGTTGGATAGGCCATCGCTAAACAGTGCCGCTGGCCATATAGCCACCACAAACTGACGCTCGGACGTGGGAGGTATTTCAGACGGAAGTATTTGCTCTTCCAAGAACCTCTGCACCCCGTTACTTGCTGCATCCCTTTCTTCGTACAGCCACGCACCGTTTACGGTTGTCCTTGTTATGTCGGTACACCGCGTTACCGCGCCGCTCGCCCAAAACACATCAACTTTGAGCGCCGGATGCGTTCTGAAGTCGTAGGTATCCATCCATACCGGGTCGTTCACATCGCCACCCACTATCACGCCACGTTGACCTGATGGCGGAGAACTCACCATGTCTGGATACACGTCAAAACCGTTGTGTGCTGGGTTCGCGTTAAACCCGCCGCTTTGATAGGATGTCTCCGCTGTATGACCGCCCCTGTTTATACCGTAGTAATCTTGGACGTACCTAGAGACGGTGCTATCGGTTTCGTCGAACTGAACCAACGTGTCTCTTGACCTGTAGTTGTTGCTTACCCATTGAACGAATGGGGTAAGGGTTGATACTCTGGTTACTTTGAAAACGATGTAGTTGGTATAAAAACCAACGTAGGAAGTTACCGCCTCATAAGTTGTCACTACCTTATCAGTGCGGGACCGGGCGATTACTTTGGTTCCTGTTACCTTGCACTTTTTATAAGTACGCATCTCCACTACTGTGTCTGATGGTGGAACGTAGGCTAGGTAAGGCTCTCCTACACCAGAACCGTGACTGGGGTAGTTCCCTTCGACTATCTCCCGAAAATAGACCTCACCCGGCGTAAATTCCCTTGTGTAGTCGAGCCGGATAACTTCAAGAACATCGCCAATATGGCAAACGAATATAGGTGCAAGCGGTGTCCCTACTGCTGGTGGTAGGCCGTAGTGATGGTATGCCCTGACGGGGTCGCTTACGGACGGCAGATCAAACCTCATCGGCATCACCTGACCGCCTTCAATGACCAGTTCGCCGCTCTCTTCCTCGGTCAATGTGGCCGACCCGGTGTTTCCCGAAATTGAAAACGTGAGCTTGAATAACTTGCCGGTGTAATGGGTGTACGGGATTTCAAAGTACATCCGTTCCTCTGTCGCTGCCACTACGTTGTACGCGACTGACAGAGCTTCCCCAAATGACCATCCGACGTTGGCAGCATGGGGTATGCACGCAAAATATGGGGCCATGGCCGACGCAGTGGCGAGGCGTATCACAGCGCCTGTTTCCAGCGCCTGCGTTAGCGCCTCGTCGGCAGGGAATGCGCCCATGTCTGGGATGCCTCCGAACAGCTTGGCACTCACGCTCTTTGCATCGACCCTATCCTTTGCGCTGGCAGATACAGTTTTCAACCTTGTGGCAAGTATCCCGCGCTCTCTACTGATCTCGACAACCCACGGCTTACCATCGGTTGACATAGTTACGCCGTGGCACAAGTCCCAGTGGTAGTCGTACTTGACCTCAATCCCTCTGCCCATGAGAACCGCTACGGCCTTCGCCATCAGCCCAGAGAACATCGAAGGGGCTATGTCCCTGTACTGAGTCGCCTCGAACTTTCCGCTGCGCAGCAGAAACTTGTCGTCAGTGAAGTGCGTCGGCGGGGATGTGTTTTTTCTCCCAAGCACTTTCTCCCATGTGTTCCTGGTCGGCCTGAAGCTTTTCAGAATCTTTGTGCCGGGCGGGTTGTCCCCGTACTTCACAATTCCGCTGTGAATCTCAATTCCGCCTGTGATCTTTATGTATTCGTGGCCAGGCTCAATTCTGACTTTGACGGATGCGTCACCGACTTCAAACGACTGATCCATGTAGGGGTATCCGAGCGCTTTAAGCGCACGAATGCGAGACCTTGCAAACGGAAGGTACTCTTCACCCCCACCAATCAGCAGCTTGTGCTCCATGCCTCATTACGCGGCAGGGATTGTGGCGTTGAACCGATCAACTGTGTTCGGTGCTGACACGGCGACGACGATATTTGACAGGTTCATGTCGCCACCAGACACCGCTACGCTGCCATCAATACGCGGATACCATGGGGCAGCACTGAGCAAAGCTCCGGTATCTGCGGTATCGCTCGAAAAGAACCTGAACCAGCCAGCAGTTCCAGCCGCAACACCGGCGAAGCTCCATACTTGATCGGTAGGCTTCGACAGAATCCCCGCAGTCGGCATCAGAAGCCTCAGAGCGTTGACCGGCGCGGCACCAGCAACACCACTGCCCATGTTGACGTATGCAGCGGATACGGTTGTTGTAGTCCCTGATACTGCAGCGGTCGTCACGCCTGTTCCAGGGCGACCCAAGAGCGTGACCACGTTGGAGGAAACACGCGCCTCCATGATGCCATTGCGGTTGATCGCTTCTGCTAGTTTTGCGGCAGTCCCAGGGTTGTCCGAAGCAACCACAGTAACAGCGCCATCAGGGATGATGTTCAGCCCGCCAACGGTAAGCGTATTGATGGAGCCCGCAGTTGCCCCGGTAATCGTGACTGTTCCGGTTGCCCTTGTTTCTTTTGTCAGCGTCAGGGATGTATCGGTGACGGTACCTAGAAGTGTCCCAGTTGCAGCGGCATCCGCAGATGTCGGTTGTGTACCTGTGTACACGTTGATGTAGCCCTTGTTGAAAGCGCCAGCGAGGCCGAGCGTGCCGCCTTGTGCATTGCGTGCGCCAGTGGATAGACGAATAGTCATGGTGATTTCCTAAGAGATTTGGTTGAAGGCAGCACCGCCTTGCTGGATTACTGCGAGATAGCGTTTTTGACCGCCACTGCGCACCAATGCCGCACCTGCTCTTACGCCGGGGGCAACACTCACCTGGTGCTCTGTGAGATTTGAGAATGGAGCGAAGGCGCACAGGCCGCGAGTGCTCCAGAACAGGACGCGCGCGCCATCAAGTACCCAGTGCTGTCCGGAGACTACGCCATAGTCAGCCACCTGGTCGAGCTTCTGGCCGTCATAGGCATAGACCCGCTCACTTGTTCCGATCACCAGCGCAGAGCCATGCGGCGCTAGCATGTGAACGCGACCGGGCACGATGATGAAGTTGCTGATGAGATTCCATAAATGAAACCCAAGCGGTTCACTGAACCATATCGTGGTCTGGCTCTCAGTCGGCATGTATTGCGTCGTGTAGATGCGCCCTTGCCATGCCTGAATCACATCAACACCCAACGGAAACGGGTCAAGCAAGTCGTTCAGGAAGTCTCGCCCAAGGTAGTCAGGCGATGAGTTCCAGACGAACGCACCAGCGTATGTGCCCGCGAGCTGGAACACCGTGCTGTTGGCCGGTGCGATGTACACATTGCCGTTGGCCGTGATTTGCAGCGCCTGACCTTCGGCAATCTCAATGCTCGCCGTGTCGCTTGCACCTGTCTCGCGGCCATCGTCCAGCGTTTGAGTGACGAGCACCTGATACGTGCCCGCCGGTAGCGTGCCGGTGACAGCGGACAGCGTGGGTGCATCCGGCACTGTCCATCGCCAATCCATCACGCTGTTGTCGCGGTTGATGATTCCTGAGTCGGTTCCGTTGTTGAAAAACACCTGGTCGTTTATCTCGCACCAGTGCATTTGTGCGCTTGTATCAAGAATGCTCGCTATGACAGTGCTGTCGAATGTCTCAATGCTGTTACCGGATACAAGATACAACCGGCTGAAATCGCTGGTGCTGTACGCACTGGTGAACGAACCGGCGCGGCTCAGTGCGTAGCCTTCACGCTTTGAAATTGCGCCTGTGTCGGTGATGTTGATGTTGTCAGCCTTGACAAGCGAGGCCATGCCCAGGCGCATAGCGTCCGAGACATTGTTCAATCCGCGAAACGAGGTAACAGCGTCATACATCACCCAATGATGCAATCCGCCATCACATAGTGCAAACCTTAGAGTTCAGGCTGTTTCAGTAGTTGCCTTCAGACTCTGTGTAGTTTGACTCGCGCTGTAGCCATGTTTCATCAATGGCACTGCTTTTCTTGCCGAACTCTTGTTCAAATAGAGCCAGGTTATCAAGGGAAGCCTTATTGTCCAGCACTTCGCTGTCCTGCTTTGCATAGGCTTTATGAAGCATCCAGTACACCAACGAGTCGTGAAACTGCGGCTTTATTTCCGGCTCGTCAGCAGTCGTCATATCTTCGAGAGGAAGTCGGATTACGGTTAGCTTCACTGTCCCTGCTGCGCTCGGTGTCGGATATGGTCGAAACTTGTTTTCATCCATATCTGGCACATACCATTCTGGGTACTGCGATGTTTCATCCTCCCACCCAGGGGCTTGGTTGTCCAAGTCTTTGTAGCTGATCCGCTTTAGCGGAACGGCGCTCCATGATGGTTTTGCCCGACGGATGAAAAGCACCCTTGGATCAAGTGCAAACGTTGGAGAAACACCATCAATGGCAAGGGTGCAAATGTCAACCGTGCTCGAATCAATAATCAAACGTGCTCGCCTGCATGCCTCTCGTTGCGCTTCGTTTGCATAGGAAATCCATTCTGCATCTGACCACAGATAAGGCGTACCAGTGTCCCAGGCGCGTAAGCGGGCTTGGGTGATCAATTCTGAAAGTGTCATGGTGCCACCCTAA